GGACCCGGGGGAGGCTTCCCGGTGAGCCACAATTCGCTGTACGTGGCCGCGTAACAGGTTCTTGCCCTTCCAAGGAGCTGGCCGGTGTTCTGGCTCGATTTCCGGCTTCGCCGAGGCATCTCTGCCTGGCCAGCGCGGTGGATTGCGTTGGTGTGTAGATAAATTAGCACTGCTGTTATTAATGAGTCAACAGCAGTGCTGATATTTTCTCGCAAGAAGTCGAAAGCTCCCGCAAGTCGATGCAGGTCTGTGTCATGAGCGGCGTTGGCGGTTAGAATCCGCCGCTAAAGATGGAGGCGAATTGCCATGGAAAACGACGAGAAGAAGTGCCCGTTCTGCGCTGAGGCGATCAAGGCCGAAGCTATCAAGTGCAAACACTGCGGTTCGATGCTGAGCGCCAGTCCTTCAGTCAGGGTTCCGGCTAAAAGGGGAATTGGGCCTTTGGGATGGACAGTGGCTATCGTACTGGCCGGGGGAGCGGTGTTCTGATGGGAGCTTTAGCCATGAGGCGGATTTAGTAGCAGGGCTGATTTTTCTGCAAACAGCAGTGCTATTGATTTGATAGAAACAGCACTGCTAATATGTAGTTATGTCTGACGAGTGAGACGACGATGAAGACCGTAACCCTCAGCGAATACCTCGCCAGCCACGGCACCCAAGCTGAGCTGGCAAGGGCACTCGGGATCCAGCAGAGCGCAATCTCTCAGATGCTGCGCGCCAAGCGAAACATCTCGATCACCCTGCACGAAGACGGATCGGTGGAGGCCAGTGAAACGCGGGCTATCCCCGCGAAGAAAACTGCCGCCTAACCAAAACCCAAGCCGCATAGGAGACCTGTGCATGTACGAAAGCGCGTATCGATGCCCTGGCCAAGCAGCACGGCTGGAGCATTGAGCGCTGCATGGAAGAGATCGTGATCGAAGGGATTGCGATGGGCGGACTGACATCCGCGGGGCGACCGAAAGCGAAGGTCGTTCAGCTGAGGCCTGAAGAGGGGCTCAAAGGTGACTAACCGCGCTGTCGGCCAGTGACAGCTAAGGCGCCTTCTCCGAGCAGGCGCAGCGGTGGCAGTGAAGTACAGAGCACGGGGCGAAAACACCAGCCCCCAAGCGTCCGGCAAGTGGCGGGAGTAACGCCCCAAGAGCTGAGTCGGACCAACCGCTAGGACGCGGGGAAGCTGCAAGCAGGTGACGGCGAGAAGAGCCGGTGACTGTGGAGGCGCGAGGGGATTCTGGAAGGAGGGCGGCCCTGCATCCGGGCAAGCGGTCACTGTTCGGATGCCAACCCTGGCGGCAAGTGAGTTGCCCGGCGAAGTAGAGAAGTCGGGCGTGTTTGGGGGGCAGAAGGCCGCCCCATCCAGCCAGGTATAGCGAGCTCGAAAGACAACCGATTCCGGGAAATTTCGTTGGGCCGGGTGCCCTCTTGATCTTGGTATGCCTGAAACACAGGGCCAAGCCAGGAAAAGCCCCGACCAGGAGTGAGTGAGATGGCTCGACGGCGTAAGGGGAAAGCGCAGAGCGCTCCCTTGGCTGGGAAGAAAAGGAAGCCGGACCCGAACGGCTATTACGACTGGCTGATCGGGAAGGGTTATGCGCCCGCCAACGCGCTGCGGATGGTTGAGGCGAAGTTCGGCGGGGAGGTGAAACGCGAGCCTTCCCTTGGTTGGGCCTGGAAAGGCTGAAACGAAAACGCCCCGGAGTCGGCGAGGACAGAACGGGGCGCTGCTCAGAGAGCGAGGACGATTATGGCTCAAATCCTTCGACCGTACCAAGACCAGGCACTGAACGAGCTTCGGCGCGGCATCCGAGATGGGATTCTCGTGCAGATGCTGATGGCTCCAACCGGTGCCGGGAAGTGTCTGGGTAAAGGCACACCTGTTTTGATGTTCGACGGCACTGTCAGGGCTGTCGAAGATGTCTCTGCTGGGGAATTGCTCATGGGTCCTGACAGCAAGCCGCGCCGAGTCCTGTCTATTTGTCGAGGTCGTGAAAATCTGTATCGCGTGACCCCGACAAAGGGCGACAGCTACGTCGTTAATGAATCTCACATCCTTTCGCTGCGGCTGATCGGCAATGACCGCCTTGGCGGCTATGAGCCTGGCATCGTGAATATTGGGGTAAGCGACTATCTGCAACAGTCAAAGACCTTCAAGCATTGCGCGAAGGGCTGGAGAACTGGCGTCGATTTCGCATCTTCTGGCGAAGCGCTCACTGTCCCGCCGTACATAGTCGGCGCTTGGCTGGGGGACGGCACCACGGGGCGGCCGCACCTGACCACGGCAGACAGCGAAGTCGCAGAGGAATGGGCTAACTATGCTGCGGCGTCAGGTCATGACGTGGCGGTCTACCCTGGTCGCGGCTGCTCCACTTACCGCATTACTCGCCATCGCCAGCAGAAGGTTAAGAACTCCGCTCTGGAGGGACTGCGCGAGCTCGGCATCCTTTTCGATAAGCACATACCGCACGTTTACAAGACAGCCTCACGGCAAGACCGGCTTGAGTTGTTGGCCGGGATAGTAGATACGGACGGATTCCTTGGTAATGGCTATTACGATCTGACGTTTAAGCAGGCGGGGCTGGCCAATGACGTGGCGTTTGTGGCGCGCTCTTTGGGGCTCGCTGCTTATGTAACCCCGTGTCGCAAGGCTATCAAGGCAACAGGCTTCGTAGGGGGGTACTTCCGGGTCAGCATCAGCGGCAACGTCCACGTCATCCCTTGCCGGGTGCCACGCCGCATCGCTCCGCCGCGCAAGCAAATCAAGAACGTCCTGAACGTAGGCATCACGGTTGAGCCAGTAGGCGAGGGCGATTACTACGGCTTTGAGATAGACGGAGACCGCCTGTTTTTGCTGGGCGATTTCACGGTCACGCACAACACCACCATCGCATCGGCGATGAAGCAGGGTGCCTGCGCCAAGGGCAAGCGGGCGTTCTTTATTGTCGACTCCCTGGAGCTAGTGGATCAGGCGGTGGCACGGTTCTGCCATGACGGCCTGCAGGTGGGTGTCATCCAGTCCGACCACATCTTCACGGACTACAGCAAGCCCGTGCAGGTCTGCACCATTCAAACCCTTCGCTCCCGCTGGAAAGACTTGGCCGATCATCTTAAGCCTGACTTGATGGTGATCGACGAAGCTCACGTCCTGCACAAGATGCACAAGGAGATCATCGCCGAATGCATCGAGCGCAAGATTCCGGTGATCGGCCTCAGCGCCACGCCGTTCCGCAAGGGGCTCGGCAAGATCTTCGGGCGTCTGGTGGTCACTGCCTCTCTATCCGACCTGACTCAGCAGGGTTACCTGGTTCCAGCCGAATGCTACGCACCGCACATCCCGGATATGAAGGGCGTCAAGACCACTGCCGATGGTGATTGGGCTGAAGATGCCCTGGCCGAGGTGATGGGCAGCGCCAAGATCATGGGCGACGTGGTGACCAACTGGCTGATCCATGCGAAGGACCGCCAGACCGTGGTGTTCGCCTGCAACGTCGCCCATTCCCGTGAGCTTGCCCGCCAGTTCAACACAGCCGGCATCCTGGCCGCACACGTCGATGGGTACATGGATGAGCAGGAGCGGGCGAAGATCATCAAGAACTTCCGCCACGGCTCCATCCGTGTTCTCTGCAACGTCGCCGTGCTGACCAAGGGTTTCGATGCGCCGGAGACTTCCTGTGTTGTCCTGGCGCGCCCCACGAAGTCGCTGATGATGCATTACCAGATGATGGGGCGAGGCCTGCGTCCTGCCGACGGGAAGAAGGATTGCCTGGCGGCGGGCACGCAGGTTTTGACTGACAAAGGCTTAGTAAATATTGAGCATGTAACACTTGATCACAAGGTATGGGATGGAGTACATTTTGTTGAGCATGGCGGTGCTGTTTGCCGGGGCGTTCAGCCGGTAATTGAGTACGACGGCCTAGTTGCAACTCCTGACCACGAGGTGATGACAAGTGAAGGCTGGAAACCAATCTCAGAAGCGGCTCATCGACGACTCAAGATTGCTCAGACAGGATCTGGTGGGCGCGAAATTCGGTTCTCTGAAAATTGTTTCAAGGAAGACGGAAGGCTCTGGGTACAACCTTCTGGTAGAGGCGTCGTGCGAGAGGTGCGGTCATGTATTCATGGCCAGGTACCACAACATGAGGAAGCGGCCAAATACGAAAGCCTGCCCATCATGCAATCCAAGGGTGCCTGTGGTAGTCCCGCGATGGCTGTATCAACGCTGCCAGGGCCAGCAGCAACGCTGCAACAATCCGGCGAATTCGGCATACGAGAGGTACGGGGCGCGAGGAATACAGTTCAGGTTCGAGAGCCCAAATCAGGCTGCAAAATGGGTGGCCGAAAATCTGGGAATCCCGGAAGACATGATCATGCAACTGGATCGGATAGACAACAGCGGGCACTACGAGCCAGGGAATCTGCGCTGGGCTCATCCAGTAGAGAATCAGAACAACACCAAGTGCGCGAAAGGCAGGGAAAGGTTTCTGGCATTCCGGAAAAACTTCCCGCACGTCCGTTACGCGGACTCGACGCTTACAAGGCTTATTCTTCAGGGATTCTCGGACGAAGAAATTGTGGAGCGATGGAATACCCCGTCCCACAAGCCGAAAGGGAAGTATGGGACATCGTCAATGCAGGGCCCTTACAGAGATTTACCGCAAACGGACGATTAGTCCACAACTGCATCATCATCGACCACGCCGGCAACTGCCTGCGCAATGGCGTTCCGACTGAGCCGCTGCCGACTGAGCTGGATATGGGCGCCGGCAAGAACAGCGACCGCCGCGTGCGTGATACCGAGAAGGCTGAGCGCCTGCCTCGCCCATGCCCGAAGTGCCAGCGCCTTTTTGCCACCAGCATCTGCCCGGCCTGCGGCTTCAAACCCGAGGCGCATGAGGATGTCGAGTGGTGCGACGGCAAGCTGGTGAAGATCGGCGAGGGCACTTCCAAGCGGAAGACCTTCAGCACCGCCGAGAAGGAAGCCATCTTCGCCCAGTTCCTCGGCTATGCCATAGACCACCATCACAACCCTGGGTGGGCCTGGCACAAGTGCCGCGAGTACTGCGGCAGCGCTCCGCGTGACACCAAGAGCATAGCCCCGCGCCATCCGTCCCCCGAGATCGAGAAGTGGATTCGCCACATCAACATCAAGTGGGCCAAGCGGAGGGTGGCGGCATGAAGACTGTCGACCGCATGGTTGGCCGCTGGGCTGATGCGCTTCGCTCCTACGGACTCAACGAGAAGCAACTGAGCGGGAAGCACACGGAATGCCCGCTCTGTGGCGGGAAGGACCGCTTCCGCTTCGACGACAAGGAAGGTTCTGGCTCCTACTACTGCAATGGCTGCGGTGCTGGCGATGGATTCAGACTGGCGATGGGCGTCACTGGAATGGACTTCAAGGAACTTGCTCGCGACCTGGATAGTCGTTCCGGTGCCTTGCGTGAGTCAGTGAGGCCGGAGCGCGACCACCGTTCACTGCTCAAGCGCATCCACGATGGAAACCTGCCGCTGGCCGATATCGATCCCGTGGTGCTGTATCTGCGCAACCGCGGCATCCAATCGGCTCCGCGCCAGTATCTTCGCTACAACCCAGGCATCTGGAACTGGCAGGACAAGACGCTTTCCCCGGCGATGGTGGCCGCTCTCTTCGACGCCTCCGGCAAGCGCAAGGGCTACCACCTGAGCTTCATTACCAAGGAAGGCAGGAAGGCCCAGCTTTCCAGCCAGAAGCTCTACACCCCAGGCCAGACCGGCGATTGCGTGATCCGCCTGTGTGACACACCGAAACATCTTGGTCTCGCCGAAGGCATCGAAACGGCCCTGTCGGCATCGCAGCTCTACGGAGTCGCCTGCTGGGCCACTGGAGACGCCGGTCGCATGGAGCGCTTCCAGCTTCCCCTGGGGGTGGAGCAGGTGACGATCTACGCCGACGTGGACCATTCCCACACTGGCGAGGCCGCAGCCGAGGCCCTGGCTCGGCGACTGATCATCAAGCACAAGATCCCGGTCGAGGTCCGTCGCGACTGCCCTCGCGGCCAGGACTACAACGATCTGCTCATGCAACGCATTAGGGAGGCCTCTTGAGATGGGAGCGCATCAACGAATGGCTCGTCCGGAGGCCGGATGGGTACGCCATAGCGAAGTTCATGGATGGATCGGAGCCCCTATTCAGGCCCTCATTCAGGGGCGAATTCATCGGGCCGGCAGGCACAAAGGAGTCGGCGCTGGAGCGCTGCCGGGAGCATGCCAGGGCTCTGTGATGATCCTGATGGAAGATTGCGACCCGCTCGCAGTGGTTCGTTCGATTTGGCCGGAGGCGAGCGTGCAATGACTCCCGCAAAGCAGGAAATCCTCATGCAAGGCCAGACCGGTATCGCCAAGAAGGTCTACGACTGCGTACCCATTACCGAGGCCTGGAGTTCGTTCCAGGTAATGACCGCCCTGCGGAACATGACCGGCAGCACTCCCGACTCGCGGATCGTCTCCGGCTGCTTGTCCTCGCTGGTCGATGCCGGCCTGATCAAGAAGAACGGCCGAGATTCCTTCCAACGCATTCCCGTCGAACCCAAGACCAAAACCCAGGAGCCGAAGATGGCCGAGCCCGTGAAGAAGATCGAAACCCCGGCCGAGCCGAAGCGCACCGCTTCCCCACTGGAAATGCTGGGCGAGCTGGCTACCGAAATCGTCGGCGTGGCCGAGCACATGAAGCGCCTGGCCTCGCGTGTCGAGGACGTAGCTCTGGCCGTCGAGCAGGAACGCGAATCCAACGCCAAGTCGATGGAGAGCTATCGCCAGCTCAAAGCGCTGCTGAAGAGCCTGCAAGGGGAGGGGGAGTGACATGGATATCGTAGACATCGCCAACGACTACGCCGAGCGTGAACTCGCTGAGCGCCTGTACTCCCGAGTCAAGTACGTCGGCGAGAGCCTGCACGAGTGTGAAGACTGCGGCGAGGAGATCCCGGTAGCGCGGCGCTCGATCATCCCTGGTGTTCGTAAATGCCGGGACTGTGCGGAACTGGCTGAGCGGAGGGCTGTGTAATGAGCGAGAAAACGCACTATTGCTCGTTCTGCGGAGAGTCTGAGCACGACCTCAAGGCTCTCATCAAAGGCCCATCGGCGCTTATCTGCGATGCGTGCGTCGCGCTGTGCGTGGACCTGCTCGAGGACAAGGGGCACTGGCCGCCAGCTGCTTGCAGTTCTGAGGTTCCCGGCGCCAAGCCGGAGGAGGTCGAGTGATGCCGAACTATCGCAAGCCGGATATGTACTCGGACGCCGATTGGGAGATGGTTCAGGGCTACATGGCTGGCAAGGACGGCCTGCGCGCCCAGCGCTCGACGGCTGCCTACATGCATGGCTATCGCAACGGGGTTTCTGATCGGAGTGGAATCCCGCATGAGCGGGCAGAAGTTCTTCGCCGTCGCGCAGAGATGATCCCTGGCATCACGCCCGATAAAGTTTGGTTCCAAGGGAGGGTTGAGTGATGAGCTTCCTGAAGTTTTACCTGATGTGGGCTGGATCAACTTGGTTCGGACTTTTGCATCAAGAGCGCTATTGCCCTGAATGGAATAAAGCCTTGGGTGCTCTGCTTGATAAACACGCCGATAGCGCCCTAGTTGGCCTGTATACGACCAACATCAATGGAGTCGAAATCTGGACTGATAACGCCTTCTATTCCTACGGGCATATCTTTCAAAGCCGAATCGAGAAGCGTCGTCCAAGCCTCTGGAACATGTATCGGCTCTGGTTGGTTGTAGAGGGCCGGAACCATGATCGCGCCAGGCGTGAGAAGAAAGAGTATCTGCGCAAGATGCGGGAGGTTGCCAATGGCTGACCTACAGCTCCGCACCGAATCCGACCGCGCACGCCTGATCGGCTTCATCTCCGGCCTAGACCTGAGCAAGCCCCGCAAGGTGGCCATCAGCGAAGTCCGCAGCAAGCGCAGCGATGCGCAGAACAGGCTTCTTTGGATGTGGAATGGCGAGATCCAGAAGCATCTGCGCGAGTCCTTCGGCCAGATCGCCAGTTCCGAAGAATGGCACGAGATCCTGGTAGCCAAGCTCTGGCCGAGCCAGGTCCACCCGGTAGAGCTCCCGGACGGCACCAAGTACCGCGTCGGCCGGGCCAAGACGCGCAGCTTCAACATCCAGCAGATGACGACCTACCTGGAACTGCTCGATGCGTACTGCGCCGAGCACCTGGGCCTGCTTCTACCACATCCGGAAGACCTGATGCTGGCTATCTACGGCGAGCGCAGGGGGAGGGCCGCATGAGTGAAATCTGGATCGAAAGCCCGACACTTCCCGGGCGTTACATGATTTCGTCACTTGGGCGCGTTAAGCGGATGGCGCATTTCGCGACGGATGCTGCTGGAGTTAAGCGGTTCTTTCCGGAGCGGCTGCTGCAGCGGAAGAAGTCCTGCGACTACCCGCGGATCATCCTGCAGGAAGCCGGTAAGGCTAAGGCATACCTGATTCACCGGCTTGTCGCTGAAGTGTTTGTGCCGAATCCGCACGGGCTACCTTGCGTGAATCACAAGGACGGCGACAAATCCAACCCGCATCCCGAGAACCTGGAGTGGTGCACTCATCAGCAGAATATGGCGCACGCGGCGGAAACAGGCCTCACTGCCTGTGCGACCCCTGTCCAAGCATCCAAGAACGGCCAGGGCTGGTGGTTCCCATCCATGGAGGCAGCCATGCGCCATACGCGCGTCAGCAAACCATGCATCTGCGCGGCAGCCAAGAAAAGGCAGAAGACGGCCGGAGGAATGGTTTGGGACTACGCGGAGAAGGGCGTGGTCTTCGACGACTTGCTGAATGAGGTGGCCGCATGAGCTTCGAACGCCAACAAGGCCAACGCTATGCCACTGAGATGTTGCTCTCCGTAGCCACCACGCCCAAGGCCTTCTACGAGCAGCAAGGGCCGGTGGCAACAGTAATCGAGAACCTGGAGCGCACTGCGGATCGGTTCCCGGCTGAGTACGCCAAGGGCATCAGGGACATCCTCTATCGGGTGAAGGGGGCTGCGGCATGAGCAAGTTCAAGGCGGGCGACTTGGCGCTCGTAATCAACCATACATTCCCTCCGGTGATCGGAACCTGCGTCGAACTGATAAGCCGTCACCTGGTTGGTCCAGTTGATCGCTCAGATCCGATGGACCCTGGCGTCTACGAGACCTCGGATGGAGAGCCGGTATGGGTAGTTGACGATCAGAAAAACATCGTTTGGGAGAAGTGGCTCATGCCGCTTCGGGGCGACTTCCATCCCGAGCAGCAGAAGGCGAAGGAGGAGGTTGAACAATGATCACTCAAGACTTCCTCAAGGCGTACCTGCGTTACGAGCCAGACACTGGAAGGTTCTTCAAGTTTAAGGACGATGGCGGCGAGATTGAGGTCGGCCATAGGCAGCATCGGGATGGCTACATCTTTGTCTCTATCGATGGGAAGAAGCACCAAGCACACAGGCTGGCCTGGCTCTATGTCTATGGCTCTCTTCCGGATAGCGATATTGATCACCGCGACCGAAATAAGGCCAACAACATCATCAGCAACCTGAGAGAAGCGAACGACTCTCAGAACTCAATGAACCGAGGAATCCAATCAAACAACACATCAGGATTCCCTGGTGTCACCTGGAATAAGTCGGCCGGGAAGTGGCAGGCCCAGGCGAAACTGAACAGGAAAGTTCACTATCTGGGGCTGTTCAAAGAGGTCTTGGATGCCGCCGCTGCATACGAGCAATTCAGGGATAAATGGCACGGCGAATTCCATGGCTCCAGGTCAGTTGAGGTGGCTAGGAATGCTGCGGAGGGTTCTGTATGACCCTCTCCACCAGCCAGCCAAAACCCAAAAAGTGCCAGAACGCAGAATGCGGGACCAAGTTCGTCCCGCAACGCCTGGGGCAGCGCGTGTGCTCCCCAGCCTGCGCCCTGGCCATCAAAGACAAGCACGCCAAGCCAGCAAGGAAGGCCATCGCCGACCGCAACCGCCGGGAGATCAAGGCGCGGAAGGAGGAGCTGAAGAGCAGGGCGGATCACCTTCGCGAGGCTCAGCAGGCCTTCAACGAATTCATCCGCCTGCGCGACGCCAAGCAGCCCTGTATCAGCTGCGGCCGGCACCACGACGGCCAGTATCACGCCGGGCACTACCGCACAGTCAAAGCCCACCCGGAACTCCGCTTCGAACCGCTGAACGTCCACAAGCAATGTGCTCCCTGCAACAACCACAAGTCCGGCGACATCGTGAACTACCGGATCAACCTGGTGCGCAAGATCGGTATCGAGAAGGTGGAATGGCTGGAAGGGCCTCATGAGCCCCTGAAGCTGACCATCGAGGACATCAAGGCGCTGAAGGCGCAGTTCCGGGCCTGGGGGCGCGAATTGAAGGCCGCTACTGAAAACTACAGGGGAGAGAC